TCAATTGATGCTATGAGGTATTTATTGAGTTTACAGATAAAACAGGCTAAGATAGAGAAGAGAAAGAATAAGTTTAAAGTTAGGACTATTCCGGTACTAAGCAGGTGGTAAAATGAAAAAAGAAGATATACATTCAAAGGCTATGGCAGATTTTGATAGAATACAAAGTTCTGTTGCTCAAGAAAGAGAGCAGTGTTTAGAAGACAGAAGATTCTACTCTATCCCTGGTGCCCAGTGGGAGGGAGCTCTTGATAATCAGTTTGAGAATAAACCTAAGTTTGAAGTAAACAAGGTTCACTTAGCAGTGATTAAGATATTCAATGAATATCGGAACAATAGAATATCTGTTGATTTCATGGCTAAAGATGGAACTGATAATGATTCAATGGTTGATATTTGTGATGGACTCTTCAGAGCAGATGAAAGAGACTCCGGTGCAGAAGAAGCATATGATAATTGCTTTGAAGAAGCTGTTGGTGGAGGAATGGGTGCATTCCGTCTTACAAGTGAATATGAGGATGAGGAGGATGATGAGAATGAACAACAAAGAATTAGAATTGAGCCAATATATGATGCTGATTCTTCTGTGTTCTTTGATCTTGATTCCAAACGACAAGATAAAGCAGATGCAAAATACTGCTTTGTAATATACTCTATGACTCCCGAAGCATATGAAGAGGAATATGGTAAATCACCTGTATCTATTGGAAAAGAGATAAGCTTCACAGAATATGACTGGTATGCAGAAGATATGGTTCATATTGCAGAATACTATGTTTTTGAAGAGAAAAAAGAGACTGTTAGAATATTTGTCAATCTCACAGGGGATGAAGAGAAATATACTGATGAAGACTTTAAAGAAAACCCTGAACTTGAAAATGATCTTATGACCATTGGTACAAAGGAAGTAAGAAGTAAGAAAATTAGACGGAGAAAGGTTCATAAGTATATTCTATCAGGAAATGAGATTCTTGAAGACTGTGGAATTATTGCAGGAAAGAATATACCTATTATTCCTGGATATGGGAAAAGATGGTATGTGGACTCTGTTGAAAGATGTATGGGACATGTCCGGTTGGTGAAGGATACTCAGAGATTAAAGAATATGCTCACTTCAAAACTGGCAGAGCTATCAGCAGCTTCTACAATATCAAAACCAATATTCACTCCTGAGCAGATGAGTGGATATGAGTATATGTGGGCAGAAGACAATATTAAGAACTACCCATACCTCGTTGTAAATCCAGTAACAAACGCTACTGGGGACTCAATGCCATCCGGTCCTGTAGGATATACTAAAGCCCCTGAAATACCACAGGCACTTGCAGCACTTATGCAATTAGTTGACATTGATACAAAAGAGCTTCTCGGTGGAGCAGGTGAAGCTGAAAAAATGCTCAGTCATGTTTCAGGAAAAGCCCATGAGATGATCCAGAAAAGAATAGATGGTCAGGCTTTCATATATATGTCCAATTTCTCAAAGGCTATTCGTAGAGCAGGGGAAGTATGGCTTTCAATGGCGAAGGATATATATGTAGAGAAAGGTCGGAAAATGAAGACCATAAGTAATAATGGTCAGACAGGATCAGTTGAACTTCTACAACCTGGACTTGATAAAATGGGAACTGTAACTGAAAAGAATGATATGTCAAAGGCAACTTTTGATGTTGCTGTAGACGTTGGACCTTCCTCTGCATCACAGAGAGCAGCTACTGTCCAATCTCTAATGGGAATGATGGCAGTTACACAAGATCCAGAAACATCTCAAGTTCTTCAGTCCATGGTAATGATGAATATGGAAGGTGATGGAATATCCGATGTCAGGGACTTCTTCAGACAGAAGCTTGTCAGAATGGGTGTTGTACCACCAACAGAAGAAGAAAAAGAACAGTTGGCAGAAGAAGCTAAAAATGCGAAACCGGATGCAAATGAAATGGCACTTGAGGCAATGGCTCAGGAAGCTTTGGCAGGAGCTAAGAAAAAAGAAGCTGAGGTATTTAAGACTCTGGCAGATACTGAGAAGACTAAAGCTGAAACTCTCAATACTCTCGATGAGATTGACCTTAAAAAACTTCAGGAAAGTAGAGCATATATAGAGCAATTTGAAAAAATCCAACAGCAGAGACAGCAACAGGCTATGCAACAGCAGCAAGCCATGATGCAACAGGCTCAGAGTCAGGCAGAAGGGCAGATACAGGGTCAACAAACTCCGAATGCAATGTAATACTTGCATTTGAGATAAAAGAGGTATAGAATGTTAGAAGATGAAGATCTAGTTGTAGAGGAAGAAATAGTACTTGACAATGAACAAGAAGAAGAGACTATCGAGGAATCCGAAGTTTCTAATGAATCAGAAGAGCCTGCGACTATCCAGGACGAAGATGAAGAAGATGAAGAAGATCGCATCGTTACGATAGGTGATGCACCTCCCGAAGAAGAGGAAGGTGAAAAGCCAGAAACACCTGGTTGGGTGAAGAAAGTTCGTAAAGTCAATCGAAAGCTTGAGAGTGAAGTTAAGCAGCTTAAACGGCAGCTTGAAGAAAAGCAAAAGGCAGCAGAGAACGAAAGTCCTGTTGAACTTGGTGAAGAACCTACACTTTCCGGTAGTGGTTATGATGATGTTAAGTATAAACAGGCAATCAGAGACTATGACGAACGAAAGAGAATAGTAGAAGGACAGGCTTCTGAGAAAGCCCGAACTGTTGAAGAGCAGAATAAGGTATGGCAAAGTCGGCAAGAACGATATGTCAACTTAAAGCAGGAACACAGTTTTAAGGATTTTACTTATGCAGAAGAACTTGTCACAGATACATTCTCACAGACACAGCAGGGCATAATTGTCCAGGGTGCAGAAGATCCGGCACTTTTAGTTTATGCGTTAGGGAAGAACCCTAAGAAGCTAGAAGATTTGTCAAAAATCAAAGATCCTGTAGAGTTTGCCTTTAAAGTGGCTAAATTGGAGTCTCAGTTGAAAGTAACAGGAAGAAAAGCACCAAGTCCAGAAAAAAGAATATCTTCAGGAAACACTGGTGCCAGTTCAGATAAAAAGCTTGCTCGATTAGAGGCTGAAGCAGAAAAATCAGGTGACAGAACAAAAGTGGTCGCCTACAAACGCAGTCTTAGTGCGTAAAGGATAGTCAAAATGGCAAATGGATTTAATAAAGAAGAAGTAGTAGCATTTGATCAAATGCTAGAAGGATTTCAGGATGCTCTTGTATTATCAAGAAATGTATCAAAGTATAATACCGATCAGCAGGGAATGGAACGATCAGGTGACACCATCTGGAGACCACAGCCCTATATAATGCCTTCATTTTCTGGTCAAGATCAGTCTTCAAACTTTAGTGATAAAGAACAGTTATCTGTACCTTCATCTATTAACATTGAAAGATCTGTTCCTTGGGAAATGACAGCAACAGAGCTTAGAGATGCTCTTCAGGAAAAAAGACTTGGTGAAAGTGCAAAACAGAAGCTTGCTTCAGATATAAATGTAAACCTTATGAATGTAGCTGCAACTTATGGATCATTAGTAGTTCCTGTAGCAACAGCAGCCACTGGATTTGATGATGTTGCTCTTGTTGAAGCTATTATGAATGAGCAGGGTATTATGTCTGATAGTAGATATTTAGCACTTTCAACTCGTGACTATAATGGTATGGCTTCTAATCTTGCTGACCGTGGAACTATGGGTCAGAAAGTAACTTCTGCTTATGAAAGAGCATATGTTGGTAGATTAGCTTCTTTTGAAACATATAAACTCGACTATGCAAATAGAATAGCAGCAGCAGCTGGTGGAGCAGCCTTAACTATTTCTACTCTTGATGGAGCTAACAACTATGATCCTGCTGCAACTTCTGTTGGAACAACTGGAAGAAATAACGTTGATAACAGATTCCAGACTGTAACAGTATCTGCAACTACAAGTGTAGTAGCCGGTGACTGTTTCACAATAGCAGATCTTAATGCAGTTCATCAGATAACTAAACAGGATACTGGACAGTTAAAGACTTTCAGAGTTGTAACAGTTGATTCTGGAACTACTATGACTATTACTCCTCCAATTATCTCTAATCAGGTTGTAACAGGTCCTGCTACTCAGTATCAGAACTGTGTTATCAATACTAAAGTAGCAAACTCAGCGATTGTGTTCTTGAATAAAGTTGCAGCAAGTATTAACCCATTCTGGCATAAAGATGCAATTGAAATCATTCCTGGTAAATATGCTGTTCCTACGGATGCAGGTATGTCAGTGATGAGAGGTTCTACTGATCAGGGAATCGAGATTATGATGTCTAAACAGGCAGGTATCAATAACCTTAAGACAAAATACAGAGTTGATGTACGTTTTGGTGTTGTGAATAAAGCACCTGAAATGTCAGGTATTCTCTTATTTGGTCAGACTTGATAATTAGTAGGGGTAGAACTCTACCCCTATCCTAATGGAGGGAATATGTCAAAAGTAATATACCCCAATGGGGAAAAAATATTCACAGTAGCAGCTCTTGATAAATTAGCTGTATATTCAGAAGATGGGGCTAAAGTTTATAGTAGGACTGATTCTGCTAACTATCTTGAAGAATGGGTATTTGTTAAAGATGTTGAAGCAGGTATTGAATATGTAACAGCAGCATTCACAGTAGTTACAGAGATAAGAATTGAAGCAAAAGCTTCCTCTGTTTATTACCAGAGTGGATTAGCAGCTTCTGTCCTTGAGATGAAAGGTAGAAGATTACAGGGTACACCTTTAGCACTTGCTACAACTGGTGCATTAACAGCAGCTATGATATCTGGTGGAATTGTAACGTCAGCAGCAGCAGCTGTAACAGCTACATTACCAACTGGTGCTGTAATGGATGCTTCTCTTGAAATGGAGATTGGTGAATCATTTGATTGGGCTGTAGTTAAAACTGGAGCCGGTGCTTTCACAGTAACAGCTTCCTCTGACCATACTGTAGTGGGAGTAGCAGCAACAGCAGCAACTTCATCTGGTATGTACAGAACAAGAAAAACAGCAATAGCAACCTATGTGACTTACAGAATAGGTTAATAAAAGAGAGGGCTTCGGCTCTCTTATTTTAGTTTAAAGGAATAAACATGGATTTTCCAAGATATGTATTTACAAAAGACGGTGACAAAGAGTGTGAACTCGGAACATATGGGACTGAGATCGTTGAAGATAAGGATGAGCTTACAGTAGCTTTGAAAGAAGGATATAAAGAAGAACTTTCACAGTTGTTTGCTAAACCTGAACCAAAGAAGAAGTTTAAAAAAGCCAATTTTAAAAAAGAAGCTGCTTCTGACGATGACGAGTTTTAAATATGAGTTACACGAAAGGTGAGCTTGTCAGTGCTGCATTTGAAGAAATAGGCATTGCTGAGTATGAGTTTGATATCTCTCCTGAACAGGTAGAGTCAGGGATAAGAAGACTTGATATGATGATGGCTACATGGGCATCAAAGAAAATAAGCTTATCTTTCCCAATCTCTAAGCTTGAAAACTCTTACCCTAGTGATGACTCTAATATACCTGATTGGGCATGGGAAGCAGTTGTCACGAATCTTGCTATCCGTATTGCACCTTCCTTCGGAAAGAGTGTAAGTCCTGATACAAAGGTTATTGCCAAAGAATCCTATAATGCAATGTTGGCGAAGTTTTCAAAACCAAGAGAGATCCAGTTTTCTTCAATGCCGAAAGGTGCAGGGTATAAGACCACAGACCAACGGTTTACTCCTGATCCTGAAGAAATATATTTAAAAGATGTGGATGAAAGCTTTGATCCATCAGGAGGACTATTATAATGGCACGAACTTATTCAAGAAAAGACAGTCCTGTAGCAGCAGATCTTGCTGTTATATGGGATAGTGAGAATAGTGACTATAGATTAACTACTCTCAATGATATTTTTACTTTATTTGATAC